GGTGTTTCAACTAATGTATATACATAAGGAGATGATTCAGTACCAGAACCTGTTCTTGTATAATAATTCTTTCCTTTTACAATATCTGTATCAGAAGTTATTTCATATATATCTGTATTGTACTCTGTACTTGAACCAGTTAATAATGTATCTAATCCATCAAATTCTTTTGAATCTGTATTTGCATCACCATTGATAACAGTATAATGGAATAAGTTAATTGCACCTTTGATTTTTTCTTTTAATTGGAAGTCTACCTCATCAACTGCACCAGAAGATTTAGCAATAACTCTATCAATGCTAAATTCTCCACCAAATATTTTCAAGTCAGCTGATGCTTTTTCTCTTTTGGCTTCATTTGAAGCTTTTGTATCACTAGAATACTCTTCATTAATATTTCTAAAAGCAGCAGTAGATGGTGTCTTTAATTTCATATATCCGTAAGTTAATGTACTTCCTCCTGTTCCTGGAGATACAGTGTCATCAAATATTAACATATCTAATAATAATGATCCCCTTCTAAATTCATCAATTACTTGTTGGTCTACTTTGTCCGCCATACCAACTTTGGCTTCTGCTAATGTTATCATAAGTTTTACCTCCTAATTTTATTTAAATTTTTCTTTTAATGCATCTAATAGAGTTCCATTATTACTATTAAAATTTTGGTTATTAGTTTGTTGTACACTGAAGTTTGGCAAAGGTTTTTCTCCCTCTTCACTATCAAATAAATAACTCAACTTTTCATTTTCTTTGATAGGAGTGATTTGTTCTTCTAACCCAGTTATTTTTATCTCTCCAGTTTCTTTATCAACTTCTCGCCCAATTTTCTTCATATTTAAATGACCCATAATAGATGCCTTATCTTTTACTTTGAAACCTTTTAAGGCAGTTTCTAGGGCAGTATCGAATTTCATTTCTTCAACCTCTTTAGAGCCTTCTGCAAAACCTTCTTCTCTTGCTTGTTTTTTGATTGCTTCAATATCGATTCCTTCTAATTCTTTAATTTTTGTGTTTTTAGTTTCAACAACACCTTTTTGTACTTCGATATCTTCTTGTAAATTTGCAATTTGTGTCTTTAATGGTGTAATATCTTTTCCATTCTCATCCATAATTGCATCTACTGCTTTTTTTATTTCAGCCTCATCAGTCACACCTAAAGCTCTTATTTGGTCTTCGATAATTTTTCTTTTCATAATATACTTTCCTTTCCCAGCTACGATTTTTTACGAGTTTTTTCTTCTCTTACTGCTTGCACTTGTTACGATCTGCAAGTAATCTTATTTTTTAAATAAAAATAGACATATAAAATGTCTAAAATTAATAACTATTTAATTATTTTTTCTGTTTTCTTCTCTGTATTTTCTTGAACTTCTTTTTCTGAAACTTTTTCAACTAAATATGGATTTTTTAACAATTCTTCTGCTCTTTTTTCTGAAAAAGAATATGTTTTACCCTTTTTATAATCTACTTTTGTTTCTTTGTCTGTAAAATTTTGCTTTACTTTTAATTCAATTACTTTTGCCATGATATCACCACCTTTCAAATATCTATATTATTTTTATTTAACTCCAACTACTCTTTCCCTTTCATTATTTCGTTTTAAACCTGTTTGTTTTATAAATTCTCTTATTTCTTTTTCTTGTTTTTTTAATTTTTTTGTAGTAAAGTCATATTTATTTTTTGCTTCATTTAGTATTGTTTCATCGGTACTTCCAAGCATAATTCCCTGATATCCTGCAATTTCTCTTTTGGTTTCTCTTATATTTCTTTCTTTTTGTCTTTGCATTTTTAATGCTTCATATTCCCCATATTCTTTGCCATTATAAGTGACAGTCTTATTATTTATTTCTTCTAGTTCTTTATCTGTATATGCTCTTTTACTAACCCCTTCTATAAATGGAAATTTGTTATGCCTACAATTTATACCTCCTAATCCATCTAATTTACCATAACCTGTGATTTCTTTTAAACTAGGGTATTTATCATTATCACCACTTATACTATATACTTTGCCCTGCCACCAAGCATGATTTGTATGATCTAGTTTCTTTGTTACTCTGGCTCCAATATGTGCTGTAACTTCTACTAAATCACAATTCATTTCTTCTGCTCGTTTATCTTGTAATTTATTTGCCGTCTGACTTACCCCAGTTAAAACTGCTCTTCGAACTGCTACATCAATTTTGTCTGATTTTCCAGATGGATACATTACATTTATACCATCTTTAGATAATTGTTCTATTGCATTAAATATAGCTGTATTATAATCAAATGCCCCACTTGTATATTGCCTATATGCCATATTGGTTATTTCTTTAAATTTACTTTGTGCTGTACCTGCTGATGTCATTGTTAAATTATTTATATCATTATTTGCTTTTTGAATACCTGTTTTTAATATTTGCATCATTGCTGGGCTTTCTCTAAATGCTGTTGGTTTTAATCCTGCTAATTCATATATTTTATCATCAAAAGTCATTGTTTCAATTGCTGCATCTTCAAATATTTCTTTTACTACTTCTGTTGATAATTTAGATATATTTGCAATTTCTGCAATAATATCATTATATAAATAGCCACTTTCTTGAATTGCCTTTATTTGATGTCTTGCTGTTTCTGTCATTACTCCTGATTGTACAATTCTTCTAGCAATATCTTTAATAATAAAATTTTCTAATTCTGCATTTATTTTTATTGCCTCATCTGCACAATGTTCTAAATAATCTGGTGTCAACATTAGTCATCACCTACTCTTCATCTTTTGTTGTATCTTCTAGTTCTTGTTGTGGCATCATTTCTTTTGCTTGTTCTTCAGTTACACCATATCTTTTCATTAAGTAAATTTCTTTCTTTATATAACCCATATTTGCTTCTTGCATCATTATTGCTTGTTCTTCCTTTGCGTCTACAATAATGCTATCATCCCATTCATAACTTGTCTCATATTTTCCAAGTGGTGCTAAATGATATAATGTTGCAAGCACATCCATAGCATAAATTGTATCTTCTAATGCATCCTCTAATGCTGTTTGTATATCTGATATTGTTGCATAACTTCTTTGCTTTGCACTTATTATTTCGGTTGCTGTCTTTTCTATTAGTTCTGGATCTGATATAGTACCATAGGCCAAACCACAAACAAATTCTATTCTTTTAAGAATATCATTAAATCCTTTATATAATTCAGTTTCTCTTATTGCTGGACTAAATATCTCATAAAAGCATTTACCATCTTTGTTTGTTCCTGATGCCCTAAATAATCTTTCTTTTAATTTTGGTAATTCCAATTTATCAGCCATTACCTTACTTTGTTGCAAGGCTGTTGGGTCCGCATCTATTGCTAATTCAGAACCCTCAAACTCCCAAAGTAATCTTGAAAATTGTTTGTCTGCTTCTTTTATTAGTTCTGTTGCTCTTGAATATACTGATACACCATTAGGGCTATCCGGATCTATTGTATTGGCCAAAGGTACTCTAAAATATCCAAATAAAGGCTTTTCAATGTTTTCAATATGTACTTCTTCTTGTATATCAGCCCAATCAGAAACAGCTTTTAATGAAATTTCTTGTCCAAGTGTTTCTTCAGTAGAACTCTTATAAGCCTTATTTTTTATTACATATTTTTTATTACTCACATCTAATTCATGATATTCAAGCCTAGTAAAATAATATTTTCCCTCTATTTTTCTACTAACAAAAATCCCTGCAGTACAATCCTCATTGCTATCATACTCAACAGGAAAAAAATTAGTTCCTTTTACTTTATCTACTAATAACTGGCCATTAGCTACATACGGTTTAAAAACCATCCCACCTAATGAACAACCATATTCTAGATTCTTTCTTAAATTTTTCTTTAATTTTTTATATCGTTCAGATAAAAAATCTGCTCTAGGACTTCCTGTTATTTCACTTTCAAATTCTACAAGAGTTGATGTTGCAAATTCTCTTGAAATGGCTGCTGGAAGTCCACTACTTATAACATCTTCATTTAACCATGGTGCTTCATCTTTATACATTTTTTCCCATAAATTTATTGCTGTCACCATTTTATCTGATATAGCAACATTAACATTAAATTTACTTCCAATACCAACATTAAACATTTTATTTACTACACTCCTTATCCATCCTAAAATTTTATTAAACATTTATACTACCTCCGTTAAAATTAGAAGATCAATATATCTTTCTATTGTATACTCAAATGCATCTAGCGAATCTATGTCAGAACTTCCATCATCAAGTCTTTCATCTTTTGTTAATTCTTTTGGGTTCCAAACTGCACTACAAAATGCTGTTTCTAAAGTTTCACAATCTTCAGTTAAATATAATCTCATTTGTCCTATTAATCTATTTGTTGCTCTGATTCTTTCATTTATTTCACTTTTCCATGCATTATCTATTGCTAATGAAATATTTGCATTTAATATTGAAGTTCTTAATCCTCTTATTAATGTTTGCTCTGCACTATCTGCATAACATATATCTGGCATACCATATAAATTTATAATTTTTAATACAAAATCCACAAATAAATTTCCTAAATCGTTTGGGTCTATATCTCCAAAATGTCTTTCACTAGATAACACTATAACATCTCTAAAATCTCGACTTATTCCAGTTGCAATAAAAGCATGTCCTGATTCGTTACCACCAAAATCGACTCCAATAATGATTTGTGATATTTTTCTTTTTGCCTCTTCTCTTGATATTCTGTATTTCTCTGGTTTATCTGCAAATTTTCTATAACACAGACCCTCAGCAATACATCTTTTGCCTAGAATATCTCTTAAATACCATATGCTGTTTTCATCATATTGGCTTATAATTTCTTGTTTTCTTAAATCTGGAATATTTATATTATCAAATATTGTAAAATGTTTATAGTTATATCCCCCTAATAAAGTTCCCTCTTTATGCTTTTTAGCATATTTATCAATATATTTAGTGTATATGTCTGCATTCGGATTATCTGGGTTCAAATCCCAAAATATCTTTCTTCTCTTTGCTGCTAGTTGTCTGTTAAAAGCCTCTTTTATCGTATTATCATGGTGTAGATTTATTTCAGTTGCAATCCACATTCCATAAGAGTTACCACGAATATTTTTATAACTATCTTCTTTTGCTGCCCCGTGCAAATATTACTATTCTTTGTTTATAGTTTGTGTCTGGTCCTTTTATGTATAAACATTCGTTGCCTTTAAATTTTCCCCAATGGCTTTGTCCTCTAAATATATATTCTAATCCAAAACCGTTTGCATCTCCTATATTCAATTTAGCATTTGCACTTGTTGAACCTGTTGCTAAATGTATTTTATCTGGTGTTGTCTTTAACTCATGTGCAAAAGCATATACATTATCAACTGTTTTTCCAGCTCTTACTGCCCCTTCTGCAATGTTAAAAGTACAATTTACACAATTTCTTATATAATCTTTGTGTTTATCACCAAAACTAAAATCTATTGTTTTTTTCTTTTTTATATTTTTAGTTACCATATAAATCAGCATCCGTTTCTGAAGTATCTTCTATTTCTTCTCCATCCATGCTCTGTAACTCTATTTCTAGCCTTTTCTTTTCAATTTCAAGCTTTTCTTTTTCTATTTTTAATTTTTCCTTATCTAATCCGATTTTACTTAAGCTTTCTATACACCTTCTCTTTGATTCTTGTATCCTTGTTAGGGCTTCTTCTATCCTTTGTATAGCCATTGTTGTATTTTCTGCATGAGTTATTGTGGTTATTGCATTGTCTTTATTCCATGAAACATTTTGATAATTTGTTTTAGATATATTATTTATAGTCATATCTTTGTTTTTATCTTGTAATTCTTTTATTCTTTTTAACATTCGCATTTCTCTTATAGTTAAGATTCTCAATTCATCAAGTAATGCTTCTTTTTTATTCTCTATTTTATAATTATCAAAAATGTTTTGTTCTTCTTCAGATAAAACACCGAAGAATATGTTTTCATGCTCTCCGGTTGTTACAGCTCTTTTATTTCCTTTGTTTGCTCCTGGTCCACCTTTGTTGCCTTTTGCATTTTTATTTTTCTTTAATGCCTCACTTCGATTACTTTTTCTTTTCCATTTATTTTTTTGTATTAAATAAATCAATTGGCTATTAGTGATGTTGTGTTTTTCTTGTATTTCTTTATATTTTAGTCCTGCCACATAATCTTTTTTTATTTCTTTCTTATTCACATACAATCACCCCACCATTTATCATTTTTCCTTTCCAAAGATTTCATTGTAGATTTTTTCCTTTTTAGAATATTCTTCTTTT